CCGAGTGAATTTTTGATAATTATCGAAGAAAAAGGAAAAGACCGTAAGCACATCTGGAAAGCTGACGGACGTGAGGCTGTTGTGGCTTATCTTGACGAATATGCGAAAAATGTGTTGCCGAGGCTTGACAGATATGAAAAAGGACGCCCTGCGGTAACAGGACGCCCAAAGGATGTTGCCGGAACAACACCAAACACCATAAACAGTATAACACCGCCGCCGGAAAATGTCAACGGGGGCGCGATATGAAAATACGATCTTACAGATGCCCGAAATGCGGGCGTGAATATAATTTTGCCGACGGCAACAAAACAAGACTCTGCCGCGTTTGCGGGTGCGAACTGGACAGCCTGACTGTCTACTCGACGGATGACGGCAGCACGGCCAGCGACCAAACCGCCGAGACCAAGCGAGAGAACCGCGAGGCCGAGGAGCAGGAAGCGCTTTTTATGTGGGCGGAGTACCAATTCGCCGCACAGCCGGAGCTGCGGCTTTTATATCATATTCCAAACGAGGGCAAGCGTAGTGTCTCATATGGCGCCGCGCTCCGGCGGCAGGGAATGAAAAAGGGCGTGCCCGACCTCTGCCTACCGGTCGCCCGGGGAAAATACCACGGCTTATATATCGAAATGAAAGCCGGACGAAACAAGCCAACGGTAGACCAGCAGTGGTGGCTTGAAGCGCTTGAGCGACAGGGTTTCCGCGCCGTGTGGTGCTCCGGCTGGGAGCGGGCAAAAGAAGAAATATCGGAATATCTGAATTTAAAGGAGACAGAAAAATGACAGAACTGATGAAAAAGGCAATAGCCAAAATCGACGCCGAGGGCGAAAAGGGTGGCACGAATCAGAAGCGTATAGCGCAGTATATCATCGATGCGCTTATAACCGACGATATCAGCGCGGGCAAGGTCGCGGACGAAAAGAAGAGCCTTGCGGACTGTGTGAAAGCCGTGACAGGAAAAGCAAGAAAGCATGCCGAGAACGGCTGCGCGATGGTCGAAGATGAAACGGTCTACTCTTGGATCCGCGAATATTACGGAATCGCCGAAGAGCCGAAGACCGATAACATCATCAGCCTTGACCTTGCGGATCTGCTGTGAGGTGGCGACATGGGACAGAAAGCAAAGAAAATCACCGACAAGCAGTATCAGCACGCGAGGAAAATGGCTTTTGCCAAGTCGATTGACGGCCTGCCGAAAAAGGTCGCGCAGTGGGTTGACGACAGCGTCCTGCTGGGGAGCCGCTATCTCTTCACGCACCGTGAAAACGGCGTCAGATACGGACACTGTACGCACTGCCACAAGGATGTGGTGCTTGAGCTCGGCCGGACATACAGCGCCGCCGATGTGCAAAATGTCAACTGCAAACACAAGGACATAGGCTTTTGCCCGGCGTGCAAAAGTACGGTCGAGTTCCACGACAGCGGCAGAGGCAGAAAATATATGTATGACCAAAAATACATTCTCTTTGCCACGAAACTGCGGGACGGCGGAATCCTCGTCCGGGCGGGATTCGTGGAGCGCGATTACCGCCTGGACTATACAACAGTCAAGACCAATTTTTTTGAGGAATATCGGGTCTATTACAACACCGGCGTTGACGCCGTGTGGGCGAAAAGGTGGTCGTATGGGTTCCACGGCTGGGAGTTAGACTGGGAGCGCATGGCGACCATACCGGAGCCAAGCTCAAGACAGCCGTGGTATACGGACGAAAAAAATTATGCCGAAAACCATTATTATGGCTTTAATGACGAGACTTTTAAAAACACCAATTTGCGATACGCGCAGATGTCGTCATATATGGAAAACTTCGGCGGAAATCCTTGCGGCTGGCTTGATACATATGTCAAATATCCGGTGCTGACGGAAAAGCTGGTGAAAGAAGGCTTTATCAGGCTTGCGGTCAATAACTCGTGGACGAATGGAGTTGTCAACCGCCGCGCGAAGACTGTTTCGGCGGCTCTCGGGCTGACGAAAAAGGAGTTGCGAGAACTACCCGAAAAAACGCGCGATGCCGTGCTTTATGCGCAGTTTGCCAAAAAGTACGGAATCACTCCGGCGCAGGCGAGAAAATATGCCTTATACAGCTCGACGAGGATCGAAAACGTCGAGAAGCATTTGCCTTTCAAAAAAGCGGTTAAATATCTCGACGGGCAGGAGGAAATGATATACACGCTTTGCGACTATTGGAACGACTGCGAAAAGCTGAATCTTGACCTCAAGCGCGAGGATATCCTCCTGCCGCCGAATCTCGCGCAGGCGCATCAGCGCACAAACGAAGCCCTTGCGGAAGCAAGACGGCAAAAGGAGCTCGAAGAGACGCGCAGAATGCAGGAAGAGTTTGGAAAGCGGCTCAAAAAGCTCGAGCGGGATTTTGATTTTGAAAGCGGCGCCCTGTTGATTCGCCCGGCGAGAAGCCACGCCGAGCTAATCGACGAGGGGAGCGCGCTGCATCACTGCGTCGCTACATATGCAAAAAAACACCTGAGCGGGCAGACGGTTATCTTTTTTATCAGAAAGAAAAGCGAGCCGGACAAGCCTTTTTATACCTTGGAATATAACCCGAAGACCGAGAGCATCGTCCAGTGCCGTGGTTTGCACAACTGCGGCAAGACGCCGGAGGTCGAGGCTTTTGTCGAGGCATGGAGCGGGTACATTAGAAATAAGAAAAAGAAAAGTCACGCGGCAGCGTGAGAGAGGAGAAACATATGAACGAAGTAATCAGAAGCATGGAACTCAGCGGGAACCTGAGCGAGGAACAGAACGAGGCGTTAAATCTCCACTATGAGATAATCGCAAAAGGCAACCTTGCCGCGTCCGCTATGGTGGACTTTTGCCAGAATCTTAAAAGGATGCGCGACGAGCGTAAATATCTTTTACTCGGGCACGAGACCTTTGAAGAGTATGTCGAGCAGGATGTCGGTATCAAGCAGCGACAAGCCTATACATATATACAAGCTCTCGAGTCGCTTGGCGAGAAATATTTGCAGTCGAATGCAAGTCTCGGCATCTCGAAGCTCGGAATGCTTGCCGCCTTGCCGTGGTACGAGCGCAAGGAAGTCGAGGAGAACAACGATGTCGCGGAGATGTCCACACGCGAACTGAAAGAGACTATCAGCAAGCTGCACGAGGCGCAGGAGCAGTTGACGCTTATCACCGCCGAGCGCGACGAGCTCGCGAAAAGCAGTCAGGAGCACGAAGATCTTTCCGACACGGTACGCCGCCTGCGCGAAGAGCTGAAAGCGGCGTCCGAAAAGCCTGCCGCGACAGTCATGCGCGAGCCGACCGCCGAAGAGATGAAGCAGTATACCGCCGATGCGATTGAAAAAGAGCGCGCAAAGGCGAAAAAGGACAAGGAGAAAGCAATCACCGAGGCCGTGGAGCGGGCACGCGATGAAGCAAAGAAGTCAGTTTCCGAAGAGCTTGAGAAGAAATACAAGGCGGTGCTCGACGCCGCCGAAAAAGAGAAAAGCGAGCTGACCGGACGGCTCGAAAAGGTCGAAAAGGACGCGAAGCTCACCGCCTCGTCGGAGGTCGCAAAATTCAGCGTCTACTTTGACAGCGTTCAAAAATATATCAATGTCATGCGCGGTATAATTGCTTTGATGGACGACGAGACCACCGCCGCCAAGCTTCGCGCAGCGATGCAGAAGCTCGGAGCGCTGCTGCAGGAGGTTTGAGTATGGATTACAGTAAAACGATAGACTTTTTTTCCGAAGAAATTATAAGGGCAATAGAGAGTCTACAAAAATGGAGCAACGAACACCCGAGAAAAACATATGCGCAAGACTTTTTTGAGAAGTTTCCGGAAGCAAAGCCGGATAAAGAAGGTGTGCCGAGGATATGCCGCGCCAACTGCTACGGCGGGAGCTGCCAGCACTCCGCCGTTTCCGGAGCGGGTCCGGCACCGTGTAAAGCTTGCTGGAATGAAGAAATGGAGGCGGCAGACGATGAATAAAAAGAAAGCCGGAATCCTGATGTGCACACATTTTAACTGCGACCACCGTCGCGGAAACTACTGCTGTTTCCAGTGTCAGAAAATCGGCACTTGTAAAAATCCTTGCTATAACAGCCCGCTGAAATGCGGACTGGCAAAGGAGGTTGAACGGCATGAAAACCCTGACGCTTGAACAGCTTATCGAAGCGGCGGAGATTTGCGGATCCGGCAAAGAGGGCGCATGCCAGGCCTGCCCGGCGCATAACGACGGCGAAGTCATGTCGAGCGCGTGCATCGAGAGCGTTATGGCACAAGCCTCCGCCGCACTTAAGGAGTACGCCTGCAACGGAGGTGGTTGCGATGCTTGATTTAAAACCTTGTCCACAATGCGGCGAAGTGCCCGAAATCGGATATGCTTGCGGCGAATATTTTATTTTACCAATATCAAGAGCAGTGGGAGCTTGCGTGTGCAGTTCTTTCGCCGAAATGCACTCAACCAAAGAACAAGAAATCGAAGCTTGGAACAAGTTTTGCAAAGCGGAAAGGAACTTTTTATGAAAATCAAAAAAATAATAAGCCTGTGTAAGGCGAATAAGTGCATATCACTCTACGACATGACAACGCAGATGCTCGGCGACGGTCTCGCCGCCTACTATCTTAACGACTGCCCGGTGTTTTCAATCGATTCGCTTATGACATCTTTCGATATCACACCGACGCAGGCGGACAAAATCGTGCAGCGGTATACCGCCGAGCCGCCGGAAGCGTTTTTAAAGATGGTCGAGGATGCGTTTGACGGAGAAGAGCGCTGCGATCCTCTGCCGATATCTCTGCGGATAGGCTCTTACGACTATATACCATATAAGACT